AGCAAGGGCTCACGAAGCGATTTTGTCAAAAAGTGTTATAAATTTGCTAAAAACATATCGTGAGCGCCTGCCTTTAAAAAGTGAGTTAATTTTTCCGTCCGTAAAATCAAATATACGCCCAATTAGTGATAACACTATCCGCTCAATGCTTAGAAACCTAGGGTTTAGTAACGATATGGTAACACCACACGGCTTTAGGGCTACATTTAGCACGATTGCCAACGAAAACATAGATAAGCACGGCTGCAATAGTGATGTTATAGAGCTTTGCCTCGCTCACGTTGAGAATAACAAGGTTAAGGACGCATACAATCACGCCAAAAACCTAAAAGCAAGAGCGAAGCTTATGCAGTGGTGGAGTAATTATTTAGATAACTTGGGCGGTTTTGCCTGATTTATAGGCGGATATTGAGTTTTGAGAATAATAAATTATTTTTGAGTTTATCTTACTTGCCGTGATCTTGCCAGCTAACACAAGGCGTCTTAAACTGATAGGCGACGTTAGCCCTAGCTCTTTTAAGGCTTCGTCACGCGTAATAAATTTATCGCTCATTTCCTCTCCTTGATATAATCTTTCAAATCTCGTAATGCGTGCCGTAAGTAGCGGACGTCGCATTTAAACAAAAGAGTTTGTATTCGCTCAACTAAATTTATCTTTTCATTGTGGGCCTCGCAAAACGCCTCTAGGTTTGCAAGGGCTGCTAAGTGCTTTTCTCTTTCTGGGCTACTCATCTAGTAACTCCTTGTTTTCGTAAATATTACCGATGACTACCCAATCGCCAAGCTCGTTTAGGATAAAATTAGGACCATCATCATTTAGGGGCTTTACCAAGAACTCTGATAAGAAAAACACAATAGTTCCCATTTGTCCATCTTCTAAATTATTATCTTGCGGGTAAGGGGCGCATGGATTAAATTTGACAATATCGCCCTCATAAATTTCTTTGCCGTTTTTGTCCTTTAGCCCAGTATATTGCATAATCTCAACCTTGTGAAAAGAGACCTCGAAACTTGTTTGCTCTTTTTCACTCCAAAGCGTAACTATTTCGCTCGCAAAATTTAGATCCATCACTTCATATATTCCTCTCGGATATTTTTCGTATCCTAGCGTTATCCCGTTTGGCAATCTTTGGTTGGAGCATAAAAATGCTCTAAATTTAATTTCTCTCATATTATTCCTCCCTCTGCAAAATGAGCAGTTGTATCTATTACTTTTTTCTTTATGAAGCCTTTAGGGTCTTTTGTAAACTCCCTAAACCTATACAATATAAGAAAAGGTAAAATTACAAAGAACGTATACAAAAAGAAAATGCCAAGTCCTATGTAATAAACTAGCTTGCTTAAAAAATTAAAGGCTACTATTAACATTGCACCTACACAAGTTGCAGCCACCACTATACATACTAAGACGCTTTCATATATGTCTTTCATTAGTTCTCCTTTAATTTAAAACCTAAGGCATATATAGGCGTCCAGCTAAGCGTATCGTGATTAGCTGCAAACTCTTCGTCCATCTCAGGTATAGTCTTTCTAAATAGGCATATAGAGTATCTTTTAAAGATGTAATCGTAAATATTAAAACACCACAAGACATCTCGTTCATTGATAAATTCTTTCTCTACTTCTTCTATGGGACGCAGGCTTTCATCGCTAAACCTGTAATACCCTTGCTCTATCTCTATAATCTCATAGGTAGTGACGTGTGGTGTATTTACATCCCCTATAAAAACAAGAATATCTCCTACTTTAAACTTAGTATCTTCGCTAGGCTTTATTCTGTATTCCTCTCTATCAAAATCCCAAGTATCCGTGCCTTTTGCAAACCAGCGTTGAAAAAAGGTATCGTAGGCATCTACGATTTTACCCTCTGCATAAGCTGTGATAAGTTTTATCTTTTCTTCTAGTGTTATCTTTTTCATTATCTCTCCCTTAATTTTTAGTGTTTTTACGCTCTACATTTTCCCTAATATATGCATCAATAAATAGTATTGCCATTGCCAACAACAAAGACAGCGCTATTACATGCACTCCTCGCCAAAGGATAATCCCGTCAGTGAGGTAGAAAAATGTGGTAAATATAAATGTTAAACTACCCATGATGCAAAGTATTGTTATGGCAAATATTATTAGCGGTGAGCTTTTGTCTAAATTCGCCAATGCATAGTAAATTTCTCTTAAAAAATATTTCATTGTTGTCCTTTCAAATATTCTCAATGTAAAAATAAGCCAGCGTTTGGCTATCCTCTGCCTCTTTGCGATATTTTGTATCGCAACTTTTGTTTGAGATATACGCTATCTTGTCTTTATTCATCGCGTAAAAATCAGCTAGTATCGGCGCTAGTCTTTGCCCTTTGCGTTCATTTGGTGCTAGGCGCAAATAAAGCAGATCACACACTAACTGTGGAGCTGTCGTGCTAAAGCTCTTCTTGGCAATACTCGCCTTGTTATCCAAAGCATTTATTTGGGTTTCTATCCGCCTTTTAAAGGCGTGATAGTGCCCAACTATCGGCGTCATCGCCTCGATCAACTCATCGATAAATTTGCTCGCTTTTTTGTTAATAAATAGCCCTAGTTTCTCAGTGCTATCCATTTGCAAAAAGCTATACGCCATTACAAAAATAGCGGCGTCTTTTAGTTCAGCCGTTGTCATCGCTAGCTCCGTTTAGATTTTTGCCTTTTAGTATTTGTAACACCTCTTGCTTTGAAAATTTAGAGGCTGGACTTAGCTCAATTTTACTAAGCCAGTAGCGGTCTAGTTTTTCGCCGTAGTATTTCACGGCTTTATCAAAATCCATGCGAGGTGGCAGTCGCCCACATATCACAAAAACGCCGTTTTTCATTTGCATTTTTTCTTTTTCTCTTACAATCTTTTCGCCGTAAGTCATTATTTATTCCTTTCTTTATTGTGTTTTAAGTTTGTAGGATGCATAATTTGAGAATAAAAACACGCCTTGAATTTACTCCGCTGGAGTTTGAAATTCATATTTTATGCAATGCGTGTCCTAGAAATAGGTTTTACTCCGTTGGAGATTGAAAAAACATTGTTTTAAGTATTCTAAAGTGTTTCCTTGTAGGATTTGTAATTCATATTTTACTTAAGGCAGTGTTATTATTTTACCCTTATAGGGTTTTAGTGGGGAGAATTCCCCACCTTTTTTATTTTTTTTCGTTAAATTTTGTAAGTTTCTCAAAGATATTCGAACAAGTAGTATATTCTTCTTCAATTACGCCATCTTCAAGCCCAGCAAAATCATATATAGAAAAATAGAGGCACTCATAAGTTTGTATTTCATCACGAGAGATAGGCTTGTTTGTGATATATACTGCCTCGTCAAGATTTTCGCCGTCCCAAATTTCAGAGGCAATGATATACTTGTCGCCAAAAGGTATGCTATCTTCCATAGGGTTTAGTTTTGAGATATTTTTTGCGATGATTTCTTTTTCAATTTTTTTAATATTTTCATTCTCAAAAATATCAATAATCCCAAAATAATCTTTTAGCTCTTGTTTGATTTTATCTGCTCTTTCGCAGTGATCAAATTGTTTTTTTACTGCTGGCAGGTTTTCATCATTTTTAAAATTTGTATAAATAAATTCTTTCCAAAAGCCTTTTTTATTCTCTACGATTATCTCTGCCTCTGAAAAAATATGCCTATATTCTGGATTGTAGATAGGGATTATTTTACTTTTGCCACTAAGGGTATTCAAGTATAAAAATTTGTCGTCAAGATGAAATTTATACCCAGCTTTTTTTAATTTTTCTGCTATTTCATCTTTATATTTTGAAACTATTTGCGCTCCAGATAGCTGGGCATATATTTCAAACACATCACCATTGCTAGCTTTTGCTTGCACTTTTGCCTGATCCCAAAGTTTTTTAAAATCTTTCATAATTTTCTACCCCTTAATAAGAGGGGTTACACCCCTCTATTTAATCTATAAACTCATTTTCATAGCTAAAAAATACTTCATCGGCAAACTCGCCAACAGAGTAAAACTTATCATCGTCTATAAATCTTACTGCTTTTACTTCATTTACGCCGTAAAACAAGCAATTATCATAACTTTGAAAGCCTACAATTTCGCCGCTTTCATTATACATAAATATCCCTGATGGGTTATCCCCTAAATTTACTATTTCGTCATTTTGCAACTTGATTTCTGATATTCCGTCATCGTAGAACTTTTTCATCTCTCATCCTTTTGTTTTTTATTTAAAGGTTAATTATCTTAACCTTTATGAGAGAATTATAGTAAGTATCTTATTAAAGTAAGCTTAAAAATATAAAGATAATTAATTATTTTTTGTATTTTTATAAAGATTTTTAACTTTTTTACAAAAAATATATTAAGATAGGGCTTTTTTGAGCGTAGATTTGATTAAGTGCCACTCTTCAAGCTCTGATTTTAGTGCGATATTTTCACGTAGTAGCTCTATCGCTGCCGCTGTTTGATCGCTTATTTTGCCGCTACCAATAGTCGCCCTAAAGCTTGCATCGCCCCAGCCTATCTTTTCGGCTAGCTCGCCATACGTGAAGTCATACTCTTTACAAAACGCCTTTACTTCATCTGCTGTCATTGTCTATCCTTTTTTAGGGCGATTTTATCAGCTCGCCCCTTAAAATGGTATTTCATCGCTATCGCAATATTGGCTCACATCTATTTCATCGCTTGCACTCTCGCTAGCTTGTGGCGTGTGGGAGTTATTATTTCTTTTTGGTACGCTCCATGTGACTTCAAACATCAGTCCGTTGGGCTCTTTTGGGCTAAATAATGCTAGATAAACACGTCCGCCAGCTACTAGAGGCGTTTCTATATGCCCCCTAAAATAATTTGTTTTTCCGTCGTTGCTTACTGCGTTCCAAATGCCCCCTATAATTTGCCTTGCTCCCTCGTAATTTTTAGGCTTAAAAAGCACGATTTTATATATTGGTGCGTTTTGATTTTTAGCCAGCTCCTCATCGGGAGTTGGGATCAACCCACACTCAATAGGGCGTAAAAAGGGGATATTTATCATACCCCCTATAAATTTTACTTCTTTGCCGTCTTGAGCTTTGAAAGTTTGATTTTTAAAATAGCCTACATTCATTGGTTATCCTTTAAATTTTCTATTAAATTGTCTATGCTACTTGGGTCGTTTAGATAGGCAGTAGCATCATCAATACTTAGTCTCTCAACTAATTTTTCAGCCTCTATTTCACTAGCCCCTCGTTTCACCAGCTCGCTTTGTAGTAGGTCGTGAGGCATTGACTCAACTGTCAAATTTTCCTTTACAGTTGCGATTTCAACTTCAAGAGGCGCGGCTTCGATGTATTCAGTTTCTGAATTTTTTGCACCAACCGAGCTGTTTTGTTTTTCCGAACTACTCAAAAGCTCATTTAGTCCAGCTTTTGGCATTTGGTTGGCTTCTTGTTTTGTGATAGGCTCATCCTCCACGCTCACGGCTTCAGCTAGGCGATCATTTATTGGCAAGCGTGAAGCAACGTATTTAAGAGCTTTGGCTTTATACATCTCCTCCGCCCAGTCTAGCCATATATACTCAAGCTTGTCTTTTTTGCTTTGGTTTTGACTTTTTAGGCGCAATTTCTCGAGCTTTTTCTTACTGACAAACTCACTGAAAACATTATCATTGCTGTCTTTTGCGTATACGATCACGCCAACTAAATGGCTAAATACCCAGTCGCCGTCATCATCGCTTCGCTCGTTATAATTTGGTGCAAAGTGTATCTTGTCATCAAGTCCATTAAACTCTAGGCTAAAATCATCACAATCATAAACGGCTACTGCTCTAAATTTCCAGCCATTTTTCATACCTAAACTAATAAGCCCTTTGTAGCCTATTTGAAGTTGTGCGGTTTCACCACCATTTTTTAACTTAAATGGCACTACATAGGCTTGACCAAAAAGCTTATTTGGGTTTAGTCCGATTTGGACTATCTGCATAGCTGTATTTACTATGCTTTCAACGCTACAATTCCGTAACCCATAATCGTTTGCCATATTTGCGATAGCACTAGCAAAGATTGAAGCCTTAGCTTTATCGTTGCCAACTATGGTTGAGATTTGGTTCATTTTTGAGCCCACTAGCGCCCTAGCTTGTTGCTCTCTTGGTTGTATTTGGTTCATTTATCTATCCTTTTAAATTTATGCTATCTGTTCGTAAAATTTCCACGCTGGCAGGCTCAAAGTTTGCACCGCATTTATCTTATCACCCTCTTTTTTTGCATAGCCCCACCACTCGTCACGCTCACGGCAAAACCTGTAAAGCTCTAGTAATTCAAGATATGTTTTACGCCCTTGTTCTATTGCTGCGGCATCAAGCTCATAAAAGCCTACAAAATAAGGGGCTTTCGTTTCAACGGCGATAAACAAGAAGTAATTTACTTCTTTACCTAAACTTCTTAAAATATCGCTGTAAAACGCTGCTTGTATGTGGTAATTAAAACTAGCTACCGATCTAGCAAAGCCACTAGCAGAAGCGTCAGAAGTTGTTTTTAGATCAACTACTGCTCCCATTTTCTCATTATAAAAATCAGGGCGACATTTAACCGCTACGCCGTTTATTTCACTAAAATAGCTTTGTTCGGCTAATCCGTCTTTTAAAAATATAGCTGTCTCACGCATAGAATTAACCGAGTTTGCTATTTCTACGGCTGAGCCAAAAGTATCAA